GTAACTCCACAGTCTGCATCGTTGAAGTTAGCAGTACCAAAAAGAAGATCAGCGCAACGCTTCTCACGAGCAAGCTTAATTACTCGGCTAACTTTTTTCGCTAGTCGAGCTTCTTCACTGCCAGGATATTGGCTGTCGAAAATGTCTTCCATAGCGATGGAGTCAGAAGCGCCATAGATCAAAGCTTTATAAGTTTGGCTTGAACGATCGAAACCACCAATGGTTGCACGACTAGAACCTGGAGCTCGCTCAAGGTCAAGACCTGCACCGGCACCCATGAAGTTTCTAGTCTCTTCTAAAAGAAGAGTACCTGAACGCTCAGGAATCTTGACAGTCTCAAGAACCTTGTCAGCGATCAATTGGTTATCTGATGGAATCGCTTCATTAACAAGGCTTGTTAAGATTTGATCTACTGGATGTATATTACTATAACTTGAAGCCATGAGTTATCTCCTTAGCTAATTTGAGTTAGGTTGCTTGGACCAGTGAAAACGACCTTGATTTGGTCGCCACTTGCAGCACTTACTTGATTGATGTTTGGAATCATGCGAGCTACTGCGTATTTGCTTGTAGCTCCATCGAAAGCAACAAGCTTCCCGGCTGTTGTCGCCATAAGAAGATTCATTGTTGCCGGTGCAATGTTGCCACCTGCAATCGCTCTTGTCATGCCGAAAGCAACAACTTCAACAACGTCTCCAGTTGAGCAAGCACGTTGAGCAACACCAATGCAATTGTCTTCAGTAGCAGCATCAGTGATAGTTGCTTTACCTGCAACGTCAACAGACACAAGAGCGAACTCAGTGATGGCTTCGGCAGCCACAAGGGTAATGATATTATCTGTGTTAGCCATGATTAAGCCTCCATAGCTTTAGTGTAGAAATCAGTTTGATTTTGTTGAATGTAATTTAATGCTTCGGAATAGCTCATGCTTTTCTCGTTAGCAGTCTCACGGATCTTAGCGTCAAGAGTTGCTCTTGAGATCTCTTCACCACTTGCGCCATGTCCAACTTCTACAAGTGGGATTGCACTATTCGATGGTCGTTCAGAGAACATCTGCCAAAACTCGCCTTGAAGCTCACGAAGTTCAAAAGCTTTGCCTGCGACAACGGCTTCTGATGGTGTGATCTTACCCTCATTTAAAAGAGTGTTGATTGCTTCACGCTTCTCAACTTCACGCTTCTCAGCTTCGATTGCTTCGATACGCTCATTTAATTTAGCGTTATTCTCACGAAGTGCTTGAACCTCATTAAGAAGAGTTGACTCACCGAGTTCGATTTGCTCGCTCATCTTATAGTCTTTCTTCTCTTCTTTTTTCTCGTCATGGTCTGGAGTATGAGCAAGTTTATTGTCCTTGTCTTCATCCTCTTTCTTTTCAGCCATTTCCTCTTTGTCTTTGTCTTCTTCTTCTTTATTCATTGAAGCTTCAGACTCAGCCATAAGATCTTTCATTTTCTGTTCAAGCTCTTTCACCATCTCGTCTTTTGCGACAAGCATTTGGCGGAGTTCTTCAACAGACATGCTTTCGATGTTATCCATAAAAGCTGTCCTTTCGTTTAGTGTCACCCTTTCAATCTTGTCGTGTGATTGAGCAGGTCGTGGTGTAAGTGTGATTGCTAAGAGTTGAGCGTTTCCAATTTTGGCACCGCCGTCTCTTGAGTAAACTTCTCCATTTAAGAACTCAGGACTAGACCAAAGTACGCCACCGGCGTTCTTGACTACTTCTAATCCTCGTTCGTTATAAGCGGGAGTTGCGTAGAGTCCATCCTCTCTAAGGTCGAGTTCTACTATCAAGCCAAGAGCGTTTCCACTTTCGGGAGGAGCAGGAGTTCCGCCTTGGAATGGTGAAGTGGCATGTTGCCAGTCTATGATTACAGGGTCGTTAGACTTGCGATCATTAAAGACTCTGACCATCTCTTGAAGTAGATCTTGATTGATCTCTTTGCCAACGGCATCGCCACTCATACGAGATGATACTTGGCCAAGAGCTAAAGTCTTGAATGGTCGGCCAATAGTTAGACCATCGGGAATGTCATATGATGGTTCATTAAAACTGATTTGAACAGCTTCTCCATAAGCTCGGAGTGCTGTGCTTTTTTCATCTGCTGATTTCATTTGTTTAACTACTTTCCGAGCAAAAGAGAATCCGGCATCACCGCCCCAACCGTTCCAAGCTTGCCAACCTTTGCCTTGTTCGTCCCAAGTTGAACCTTGCTTGTCCACTTCATGTCTTGTGAAGTATGCCAACATTCTTCTCACTGTGTCGGGTGACAATGTTTGACCATTGGCTAAGTCCCTAGCTCTTGCGATTCCTACTGGTGTCATACCTCGCTGACTTGGTGGTTTATCAGCACGAACTTCTAAAGCTCGCTTGGCTGACTCTTGCGCTCCTTTTGGTGGAGTGAAGTCAATGTGATCATACTTCTTAGGAGCTAGCGTTTCAGCTTTCTTTTCTTTTTCGGTTCGCTGTGGATGGCCTTTGGGAAGTAGATCGAGATCAGTGTTGTATGCTTTCTTTCTTTCACCTGTACCAACAAGTTTCAAGAAAGCTTTGACACGAGCAAGACCCCATTGAGTCCTGTTCATGCCTGGTCTATGGCTGACAGAAAAAGCTCCGGCACCTCTTCTGAAGACCGCTTTAAGTGTACCCATATCCACTTTCTTGGATTTGGCATTATAGCGATCATTGTGCTTGTCTCTCATGTTCTCAAGACTCTTGACAGCTTGGTCACTGATCTTGATTCCACCTCTTGATCCGCTTGCACTACCCTTGGGATTCTTAGAGCTACCTGTCTTTTGATCTTTTTTGGGAGCGGGAGTCTGAGCTTGTGTTCTCTTCTTAGCCATTCTTTCGCCTCCGCTTGATCAATTGCTCTGTGAGTGCTGCCATAGCTCCCCCACCTTTAACTGAGCTTGTTCTCTCAAGTGCCGAGCGTTGAGCATCTTCAGGAAGATCACCTGCTCCAAGACGTTCTCTGATTGCTCTTTCAAGTTCATCGTCGGGAGTGAGTAGACCTGACTGAACAAGACCAGGTAACATGCTAAGCGATTCGGCTAAGTCATCAGTGTCAAGACCTGTATGAGTAAGCTTTGGAAGTTTGGAAGGATCAACAAGGCCATAGTTCCAACGGATTAAACGTCCGATAGTTCCACCGCCTCGCCTATCAACTCCACTGACTTGACTAGCTACAAGATCACAAAGATTGATTGCTGATCTTCTGAAGACAGATAGATGAATCTCACCGACTGATCTTGCTCCTGTTTCAGTATTACCCAAATCAGCGAACTGAGTTAAGAACGCTGATGAGATTTGAGAATCACACTTGGCTATGATTTCAATCGGTCCACTTGCATAAAGATTAGGTGTAGCAGCATAAGTTTCAAAACTTACAGCACCATTCTCTACAAGATAAGATTGTTCAGCACTGATAAAACTTTGGGCTTGCGCTTCAGCGTCTTCAATCATTGCGTCAATGTCGCCATCACTGAGGCCAAGAGCTTCGGCTTGTGATCTATCCACTTTTACTTTGGGAGTCGGTACAGCCCAACGGTCAAGACCAACACACATCAAGTTTGATACTCGTTGTTTAGTTCGCCACCACCACCAAACAGGACGAAGCATCCCCACACCCTCAAAGTTTGAGCCTGTCTTGTTTAGCGTCAACAATAAAAGCTTGTTGGCAGGTATAGGCTCCGGAACGTAAGTAGTTCCAACTGTATTTTGAAGCACTCCATCAAGATGTTGACTGTCTCTTGATAACCAACGGTTGTGAGCGCTTGGTTCTCTGTCAGCATAATGATCAAGCCATACTCTGACTCGACCTTGACTATCCGGTCCAACTCGATAAATCTCTTCAGCGTACCGATAGCCCAATGGGACGAACTCGAATAAATAAGCGAGTTGATCTTCCCAAGATACTGTCATTTGACCTGCAAAACCATCGAAGCCATAACACTCATTGGCGAATCGAGCTAGCTCATCAGCGACAGGATCATTCTCGATTCCTGGCTCAAATCGCCAAGTAGCACTCAATAGAGTTTGGCGGAGCATATGCCAAGAGCGTCTTACGATTGGATCCGTCCTGACCATCTCTTCAGCTTCTTGAACCCAATTGATTCCAGTGAGTTGAGAGTTCTGTTCTTTTCCAGTTATAACTCCACCGCTTAGCTGTGTGCCTGTTATGCCCTTGGTGACAAAGCGTGGTGTAAGAGCTCTCATATGCTTTACAGAGCGTTCATTTGTTTTTTCTTTGCTCATCAGCGCCCCTTGGTTTTTTGGTGCTTACAAACAATATAAACACTGAACATCTATTTATCAATAAAAGCTTGTTCAGTATAAAATCAAGTGTTTTCTCTACATAGAAAAAAAGGCCACCGCCTTAGTAAGTGACCTTTATTCCTATCTCTTCCAAGATTACAGTTTGTTCAACCTGCAAATCTCTTATAAATTGGTGAGTCTAAAACTTCAACTATTTTTTAGGAATCCACTGTTCAACATTCGGATCAAGAATGACTTGCTCAACTGATCTTGTCTTAATTGGTTTCTGTCCACTGAACAAAGAAAGCTTGTCAATGACTGCTCCCTGAAGCTCCATAAGTTGGTCAGTCTTCAATTGCATTTGGATTTGTGCATCTCTAAGTCTAGCGATCAAAGCTTCTCTGTCTGCATTTGCTGAAGCTAATTTGTCTTTGAGTTCTTCAACTTCTGATGGATCACGACCGGAGGCAATAGCAACCATTGAAGAGATTGATCCAGTGATAACGCCAAGTATACCAACTAAAACATCTCGGTTTTCGTCAACGATCTTCACATAAGTCAAGAATAAGATTAGGACAACTATTAAGACCAAGAACATGACAGAGAACCACCAACCCCGACGAGCCTTGACATCTTTGGAAAACTCTTTGGCCTCTTCTCTATCTTCAACAGCGTTCAAAAGACACCTCCTAAAAACATAGCTATGAAGTCAACTATATAATCAACCCAATGAAACAAATCATCAAGCTCATTCATCTTCCGAGTGTAAGGATTGATCACGATAGGGATAAGAGTTGAGATCATATAAAAGATCATAATCCAACAATAACGAACCAAAAACCAAACAATCCATTCTTTCAATTTTCGATCTCTTATTCTGCTCTTGATCTTACCTGGTCCACCGATTCGCTTGACCTTGCTTCCACTTGGTGGAGGTTGCAAAGATTCAATGGTTGAACCTACGGCATAAATGATTTGAGTCTCCTTGACTCCTTTGAATCTGTATTCACCAACACAAGCATATCTAGTTCCTCTTGGTGTAAAGCTATTAGTTCGCCCTTGGATAGCTTTCATAGCTTCAAGAGTAAG